TTTGATTGCAATTGTTTTGCACCATTGTAATTACAGCATCTACGACATCATCAATGTGTATAAAGTCCCTAGTTGTAGTTGCACGCCCCCAGATGTCAAAGGGATTTTTATTCATTATTGCCCTTTGTATTATTGATGGGAAGGGGTAGGTCATGTCTTGGTCAGTGCCGTATCCGCTAAATGGTCTCAGCACTAAGACCTGAGTCCCGGCTTCTCGCAGGTAACTCATCAATGTCTCACCTGTCAATTTAGCCCAGCCATAACTCATATCTGGTGCACCAATTTTTTTGAAGTTTAGGTCTTTCTCTTTAAGCTTATGTTTTTTAGATAAGGTTTGCAGCTCTATTGGGTATGCAGCCGAAGAACTAAAATAAACTACATAAGGCTGCTCTGTGACCATGCACCAATTAGCAAACTCAGCATCAATAGCAAGATCTACAGCTAAACTTAAAGGCTGATTTTCTATCTGTTGCCTGCCACCTACAATTGCCGCAAGATGTATTACTAAATCATATTGTTTTTTTTCTAGCCTAAAAAAATCCCTACAGTCTGTACCATTCTTAAGATCTACTAAGGTTAATTGTGCGTAGGGTAAGGCTCTTCTAAAGGCTCTGCCCACAAAACCATGAGAGCCTGTGATCAATACTCTCATTTAAGTTTATTAACAATATCTGCATACTCTTGAGACCTTAAGTATTTTTGTAAAGTTAGCAGATCCTCTTCATACCATTTAGGTTGATTGACCCTTGTATAACCTTCATCCATCTCAGCTTTACCGGCTGCAGGGTGTAGATGTTCAATAATTACATCTGGTAAAAAAATCAGACAATTTAAGTCAATGCCTAATTGCTTTACAAAGTTATCAAAATATAGATGCTTGCAACCGGGGAAGGTCATGCCCCTAAGCTCTTCAACAATATCCCTGGTCATTGCATAAGCTGTAGGCAGGTTTTGACCCTGTAGTAGATCATCACCATAGGCAATGCCACTCTTACCCATCAACGCTTTTTGTAGAGCTTTGTCCCAATCAGCCGATCTAGGCAAGTGATCATCACCCATGAAGATATACAGATCATAAAAAGGGTAGTTAGCAAAATCAAGTAGAAGCTCTGCAGCACTGTTAAGAGCGTGCGCACACCCGCCTGTTTTATTTTCTGCAGGTATGCAAACATAAGAGTCATCTTTGGCGTACTCATTCCATTCAGGATCATCATTATCTATGACAGCATAAAGATCTGCACTGGTATTTGTGCCAACAAAAGCTGCAGCTAATCTAGCCATGTTTTCAGGTCTGCCCCTAGTTGGCACTATAACGCAGCTCTTCATAGGAGAAGGGTATGCAGGTTATTTTTTAGTTATCAGGATTTGATATAGCGTGTCTAACTTATTTTCAATTCTACAAATACGACCCTCAAGATTATGTTGGCCATTATTATCAGGCTTGAGCTCTGATAAGTAATGCTTCACAAGCCATCTGACAGCTGCAATAAATGAGCCTAAGATTGTTAAAAGTGCTACAGCTAAAGCGGCCATGTCATTAGGACTCATTCGCTGTTGCGGCCAAAAGCCTTATCTTGACCATCAAAATATCTAATCAATGGGGCGACTAATGCACCTGCTAAGATAGATAACTCCGGGCGCACATCTGCTATCAAAGCCAAAGCTGTAGTGACAGTGGCAGCTGCTACGCTGCGTGCATAAGATTTTACAATTGCTTTTTGTTTTGCACTGAGTCTCATCATAATCCTAACTGTTTAATTTTTTGTATGACCTGATCTTTTGTCAAAGCAATTTCAAAGTGCATCTCATCCTTGCGCTTTTTGTAATGACCGCCCCAAAACAAACCATATTTAGTTATTAGTAATGTGATTATATTACACTGTTCTTTGTTAAATGTATTTGACTTGCCCAGTTGATGTTTTAAAGCGTTCAGATCCACCGCTGTACCAGAACTATGATTACTCAAAACTTTGTCAGATCCCCTTGTCATTCTAAAGGCATAACCCCAGTCATCTAATTGACCTTGATCTATAGGCTCTACAAGCTCATGAAATTCTTTACAAAATGCAACAAGTATCGGTGCCACAGTTTGAGCACAAGCAATCTTAAGTTTAGTCCCAGCTATAGCAAAAGACTGTATGCCAATTGCTTTTCTGTCTTCACTGGCCGGCCAGCCGTTTGGGCTCGTTAGCTCTCTAATTGTAGCCACTGTAAATTTTCTTCATCCCACAGCCAATACCCCTGTGATGGCATAGCTACTGGACAAATCCACTGACCATTATCTCTAGTCCAGGATGGCCAAGGTTGTACAGAATAAAAGAACCCATTTACATAATCGCCCCCAATTGTGGCAGGATTGTTCTCAGTGTATTCAATCCATCCAGAGTAATCCCAATCATCATTTGCAACCGATATGTTAACTACAATATTGTTTTCATTGAGTAAAGCATATTTTTTCATATTGTTATACTCCCATTGCCAGTCCATAAATAGTAAGTAAATCCACCCGTTACTACCCTAGTTGGTGAGCCAGTGGTTGCCGCTGCTGTGTAAGTTCCAGCAGTTTTTAATAATACAAACCCTGCAAAACCAGTACCACCTTGACCATCAAAATTAGATGAACCGCCACCTGAGCCAAATGATGTTGCATTTGTAGCGCTTCCACCAAGTCGCCCACCATTACCACCACCTGTGCCACCAATTCCAATTGTTCCACCACCCTGACTACCACCGCCACCACCAGATGCAATAACTGTCATTCCAGTAAATGCAGCAAAATTGGCTGAAGTTAAAGCAGCATCAATAGCAGTAAGTGTTAATCCTTGTCCACCGTTGCCACCACCAGCGCCGTGACCTGCAGAACCAGCAGCACTAGCACCACCGCCACCGCCACCATTAAATAACCCACCACCAGAAAAACCAGCACCTCCAGTATTTGTATTAGTGCCAGAAGGTGTTCCTGGTGTTGGAAGGTCATTACCACCACCACCACTTGAGCCACCATTACTTGCTGATTGTGCGCCAGAAGCACCTGCCCCGCCACCTAAACTTGAAAGTAAAGCACCAAAACTTGAAGTACCACCATCATCACCTTTCAGTGTGTTGCTTGCTCTAGCGGCACCACCTCCGCCAATAGTAATAGTATATGTACCTCCTATATTTGCTTGGACAGTAGTTGACAAGTTGCTAACTGCACCTGCCCCGCTGCCACCTCCGCCACCGCCGCCGCCTGAACCACCCGCACCACCACCAACCACTAATAAATTAACATCTGTAGATGGCACTATAGATGGTTGAGTTAATATCCCTAAAATAGTCATTGTTATTCGGCAACCCGGCCAACCACATACCAGCTGTTTGTATCTACTTTTATACAAGACACCGCACCAAAAGTTTTTGTAATCGTAGGATTTGTAGATGTTGCACCGCTTGAGGCGATAGTCACGCCTGAACCTTGTGTAATGCTTATAGTGCCTGTAGAGCCAATTTTAATCAGGTTGATAACTGATCCTGTTGTAATTGCTACAGAGCTGTTCGGCGGTATGGTAACTGTTGTTGTACCTGTGTTTGAGTAAGTAATAAGTTTATTATCTGCATCTGCAGTAACAAAAGTGTCAGATGTAGTGGTTACAGCTCGCACAGTGAGGTTTGCTATGCTATTCATTTGAGCGGCCGTAAGAACTTGGCCGGTGCTAAAGGTTGCCATCAATGTCTCCTAATAACTTAAAATATCTTCATTTAATAATCCATCAACGGCTGAGTCTAGCAAAAAACCTACCGCAAAAGGTTGAGCACATGAAAATGTTACAAGAAAAGAATTAGGCGTGATTTGATATTGTACGCCGGCTATCACGCTGTCGCTGACTACATTGCCGGCAGGCAAGGTTTGAGTAACCTCAATAGGGTCAAAAATATCAAGCTCTAAAGCTGCAGTTACCCTTGCCGGATCCTCTTGGCTATAGGCATCAATGGTCAATGAGTTTAGTTGTATATCAACACCCTGCTCTTTTCTTGAGGCAATAATCATTTGTGCCTGATTTAAAGCATCTGCCTCGGTCTGCATGATGCCAGATCTAACCCTTGAGTGTTGAAAATAATCGTCAATGCTTGTCAAGTCACTTGCGGTCTGCCCAGAGAGTGAGGCAGGCGTGACTGTAACTTTGTTGATCATTTGATAATCAGAGATGTCAAACTCAACCTTTTGGTAAGTAATATCTGCAGATAAAGGTACATCTGAAAATTTTGTCAAGGTGCTACCTGAGTCTGTAATAATGTCTGCTCTTGACATAAACCTAACAAAGCCTCTTTGATCTACATATAGAGCCCCGGCCTCGGTCTGCTCTAACTCTTGCAAGGCTGCCAGTAAAGACCTTGAGCTGCCACTGTCTGCCTGGACAGTTGTAGTTGCAGTTGTAGAGACTTCTCTCATGCCGCCTGGCCACTCTCCGGCATCCAACAAGCTGCTCACTCTTTGAGCTGTAGTTTGTCCCGCACTACCACCGCTGACTGTTGTGATTGTGGTCAAGTTTAAAAGCTGAAAACCATCAACACAATTGAGGGTGACATAAGCCGGGTCAAAACCTGTAGGACTTTGGTAATTCCACTCTTGCACATAAAATGATCCTAAGCTGTAATTGATGCTATTAAAAATTGCGGTCATGCGGATTTTGCGCATAGGTTTAATTTTGCCAAACAGAG